ACTCCAGAAGTAGAAGTTGGTAATCCATTACTAGGTCCAAACTTTTTTGTTAACTTAGATCTAAATTATTTTTCTAATACAACTGATTATGAGTCATACAATACTTTATTAGCAGCAGATGATAATACAAAGACTGATTTAATAAATAAATATTTTAGTGGAAGTCTTCAAGGAATTAATCTGGGTATTGATTTTAAAAATTATGATGAATTTATTCATTTTAGTTCTGCAGAAGAGAGACTTAGAAATTTTAGATATAAGCTACAACTTGTAGAGCAGTATGATACTCAAATAGCAAATCTTACAACCAAGTATAGTTCTTCGGATGCATATACTGGATCAGCCGATGTTACAGCTTCAGCTGAATTTATAACAAATAAGAATAAATGGCAAGGCAGAAGAGATCAAATGATTGGAAGCTTTGATCCTTATGAATATTATTTATATTATGAAAGTTCTTCTTATAGTACAAGCTCTTATGGTGAATTTACTCCTACTACATGGCCAAAGACTAATTCCATAAAACCATTTACTTTAGCTAAAGTTAATTCAGATCAAGCCGTGGAATGGTTTGGGAATGTATCGGATCATACTGGCCAATTATATTCGTCTTCAATATATGACTTAAATAATCCATATATATTAAGAAATACTATTCCTGCTCATATAAGAGAAAAAACAGAAAATGCAGATTATGTTACCTATGTAGATATGATGGGTCAACACTATGATATTTTATACAACTATGTTGATCATATGGGTAAATTATATAATAGGGATGAAAGGTTATACCGAGGTCTTTCAAAAGATCTAATATTTGATTCTTTAAAGTCTTTTGGTTGGGATGCAGTAAGTGGATTTAATTTAGAAGAATTATGGACCTATGCTTTGGGAACCGATTCAAGCGGAAGTTATGCTAATTCATCCTTGGATCCTAATAGTGTAGGACAATATGTGACTTCAGCATCTAATCCAGCAACCTTAGCTTCTTTGGGATACGGAGCTTCTGTTCCAAGGGAAGATATTGCAAAAGAAATCTGGAATAGATTATTAACAAATTTACCATATCTTTACAAGACAAAGGGAACAAAAAGGGGTATACAAGCTTTAATGACTTGTTATGGTATACCTTCAACAATACTAGAAATTAGAGAATATGGTGGACCAGAGGTTACTCAGAGTGCAAATAGTAATTTCCAATATGATAGATTTAACTATGCTTTAAATTTTGATGGAACTGGATATATTAATTGTGATTGGAATCCTGTTAATCAAACTATAATTCCAGCAGTTTTGCAAGGCTTACCTAGAATGCAAGAATTCAGAGTACGATTATCAGGTACTTCGGATTATTCTTTATTGGTCAATAGTGGTTCATCGAAGCCCAAAGATATTCAATGGGGAATAATTTCTCAATATAGTTCTTCTAATACAGACAATTTTAAAACTCAAGGAAGATTAACTTTTGTTCTTAGTGGAAGTAATGGTTATGCTTCTGCTTCAACTGCATATCTACCACTCTATGATGGGGACTGGTGGAATATAAACCTTGCAACTAGTGAACCAGCTACATCTGATCAGACAATAAATAATCAAACTTGGATATTGAAGGTTAAAAAGGCAGCAGATAATTCTGCAGAATGTGGAGCAGTAGATGGGAGAATAACTCATACTGGAAGTGCTACAATAGATTCATCAACAGATACAACCATATCGAATCTTAGTGCAAGTTACAATTCAGCTTGGGCAACATCGGGAAGTAATAGATTAAGAATTGGTGGTTCACCTATGAACACTGTTGATTCTTCTTTCCCAAGTTTAATGTTTACTGGATCAATGCAAGAGTATAGACAATATATGGAACAGCTTAATGATGGTATCTTAGATGCACATACATTATCACCATTATCAGTTATTGGAAATAATTACAGTGCTTCTTTTGATCTATTGGTTAGAAGATATACATTGGGAAGTGATTTATATAAACCAGATAGAGCTACGTATACCACTATTTCATCTAGTCATACAAACCAATCGATTAATCAATACTCAACTGGATCTTTGGGTGGTTCAACTAGTGCATCGGCTGTAGGATTTACTATTGGTACTGGATATTCAGATTTTGAGGAAACTTACTTTACAAGAATTCCAGATTTAGTAGGATCCAGACCAATTAATAAGAAAATCCGGATTGAAGATAATGAATTATTTTCTCAAAGTCTAAGTCCAGATTTAAGCTTCCAAACAAGTTCTTGGGAATTATCTCCATTAGATTTAAATAAGGTTTCTATATCATTATCTCCTACCAATAATATTGATATTGATATAGCTTATCAATTTGGAGGTTTATCTTTTGATGATTTTGTTGGAGATCCCAGAGATCAATTTAAAACTCAGTATTCGGAACTAACTGGATTACAATATGCCTATAAAAAGAAATTAAATAGTAGATATAATATCTATGCATTCTTAAGGTTAATGAAATATTTTGATAAAGCTTTATTCTTACAGATTGAAAGAATGTTACCTGCTAGGACAAGGCCCTTTGTAGGAATAACTATAGAACCAAATTTACTCGAAAGACCCAAAATAAGGGGAACGAATTTATCCGGAAGTTTTGGATCATTATCACCAATTTCAGACCCACCTCAAGCAGATTTGAATATTAGTAATGATAATGCTTCGGATGTATATATTTCAATATCCCAATCTGATGTTCCATATTATAATGATTTACAATCTGGAATCAGTGCGAGTATATTTTCAAATAAAGTAACCGGTCGTTACCAGCAGTATGATGGATCAATGTATTCCTGGAAAGATCTAATTGGAGCTCCAACATCAAGTTTATTATATCCTTTATCAGCTTCTCAATCTGGAAGTCATACTGGTACTAACTCGGGGTCTTGGCAGCAGATCGGTGCAATAACTGGATCAGAACCTGATGGATTAACTGCTAGAATCTTACAAGGGGCTGGATATATTTATACTAAAGTTAATTCAAACCAACTATTTACATCAGCGCATAATTTTAATATTCCAATTATTCCCGAAGAAGCTACAATTAATGGTTTTGAATTAACTGTTAGAAGAAATGTTATCACTGGTTCAGTTATATATCAGCCTATGTCAGCTTCTGCGCAGGATAAATCTGTGTATTTAACAAAAAATACTAGCAGTACTTCAGAACATTTTCAAGGTACCAATAAAGCTTATGATGGTTATCCCATCGGGCCCGGAAGTACTCCTTACGCTTATGATTATCCAAGGGGTGAGAATTTACCTACTACAAGAGATATTACTTATGGTAGTCCTACAGATCTTTGGGGACAAACATGGACTCCAGCTGAAGTTAATTCTAATAGTTTTGGTGTACAATTTGCATGTAAGATTACGGGATCAACAAGTTATGGGATAAAAGTCCATACAGATTTTATAGGATTGAAAGTTTACTATCAAATATTAGCTAATAATCCCTATTGGCTTAGGAATCCTATTCAAGTAGATGTATCTGGATCTACTTTATCTGAATTTAGACAAATTAAAAATGGTTTTTTTACTAGTAGTAATATAACTCCAATAGAAGCTGATATTAGTGCTTCCTTGGGAACTTATGAATCTTCATCTTTTGAGTATGCTAGGGTTCAAGATTACTTGCCAACTAGTATAGATCGTTTATTCTATGATGGAACCTCATTATTTAGTGAATTGGTACAAACTGCAGGTTCACAATCGGGTATATATGCTATTAATGCTAGTGGTAATGATTCAGCATCAAATTATCAAAGCTCTTCTGCAGTTCCAGATAATAAGCCTGTAATAGAAGTATTTACAACAACAAATAATGTTTATTATGTAAGAGCTCCGGGATTAGATAAAACAGAAGCTACATCTCCAGACATTACTGTACCATTTAGTCTTACGGGAAATGATACTGTGAACCCCAATAAACCACCTCAACGAAAGAGGAAAAATAATAACTAATTGATATTTATAATAAATGTTTTAAGATTTAACAATGGGATATATAGATAATACTTTAGTAACAATTGATTCAATAGTAACTGCAAGAGGCCGGGAACTTTTATCTAAGGGAAGAGGCCGATTCAAAGTTACCAAATTTGCAGTAGCAGATGACGAAATTGATTATCGGTTGTGGGATTCTAATAATGTAAATGGTTCTGTTTATTATGGCCAAGTTATTGAAAATATGTCTTTAACAGAAGCTAATCCGAATCAAGATAAGACAATGAACTTTAAAATGCTCTCTTTGCCTAAAAACATAGAATTGGTACCGGTTATGGCAATTGCAGGAGGTAATTATTCTCCAACCATTCAATCAACAGAAGCTTCTCCATATTCTGATCCATTTATTATTACTCCAATGACTTATAATCCTTCGACTGGTAATTCGATACTAGGATATACAGCAACTGTTTCTGATACTAGTGTGCTAACTTTAGAAGGTCAGGGAACAAATGTAACCGGTGGATCCAGATGGGCAATTGATAATGGTGAACTAATATATAATTTTTCTACTAGCAAAACAGAAGCTAAAGCAACTGGTACCTCATTTAAAATTCATCCCGCAAAAAGTTTTCCTATTGGATATAGCGGAACTAGAACTGCATCCATTACTATTATTGGGAATGAAACTGCAGGAAAGCTTATTGTTAATATTACAGTAAAACCTTGGGTTAAAACTACGGTACCCGATATTCCTCCCCCGACCGGCCCGGGCCCAGGAGGCGGAACGGGTCCTTTTCTTAAAGGTGGAGGAAATCTACAAAATGGAGGCTGATAGATGGGATATATAGATGATAATTCATTAACTGTAGATGCAGTTTTAACTAGACGAGGAAGAGAATTATTATCGTCTGGGGAAGAAGTTTTTAATGTCAGTCATTGGGCTTTAGCAGATGATGGAACAGATTATAGATTATGGGATCATCTCGGGCAAGATAATTACCCAGTTCAAAAACGAGGTCATGCAATAGAAGATATGCCAATACTAGAACCCAATTCTTCTGGCGTAAGACATTTGAGAAATAAACTAATTAAAGAATTACCTTCAACAACAGATAGACTTCCTGTTATGTGGTTGGGAGCTATAGATATTGCTAATCTACCTTCTACAAATGGAGCTTTAGAAAATATTTTAAATTTCCAAATTAATACAAATGACAAAGGATTGGTATTATTACCAAGACAAGTCAACCCTGCTTTAACAGGTGGTCCTACTAGATTTGCTCCCATGGGATATACAGCAGTAGTTAGAGATTCAGAGGTTATATCTATAAGTGGAAATACTTCTGCAGATGTTGGTATGAATTTCGCTACTTTTATTCCATCCGAAGATATTAAACCAACAATGGGAAATTTAAATGGGAAGAGAACTGCTACTGTCAGTGCATTATGGGGATTTAATATAAGACCAAAATTTTGGCAACCAGGTGCACCAGGTCAGAAAAGATCAACTGTTATCTTTCTATATGACAATGAAACTGGAGCAGAAATTATTGTAACAGTTGAAGTACAATGGCAACAAATGCCTATTTTAAATATAACTCCTCCACTTATGGGACCAGGAGGACCGTAGAACCCATAAAAAGGTCAATTTAATTGGAATAAATTTAAATAAAAATATATTTATATTAGAAGAAATGATTTTAAGGAAAAAATATGAAATATCTTGACAACAATGCAGTAACTGTTGATTGCATTTTAACTAAACTTGGAAGAGAGAAACTTTCAGAAGGCCTTGGTGAATTTCAAATAGTTAAATTTGCTTGCGGAGATGACGAAGTAGATTATAGATTGTGGGATACGGCTAATTCTAATGGAACTGCTTATTATGGCCAAGCAATTGAGAACATGCCAGTAGTGGAAGCTAATCCTAATGAAACAAAAACAATGAGGCACAAATTGATAACCCTATCAAAAAATTCTCAAAGACTGCCTGCTATTACATTAGATGGTGGGATTACATCCTTTACAATTGAATCTAATTTAACGAGTCCATTAGTTTTAAAACCCGTAACTTATAATCCTTCTGGAGGTAATGCAGGTCTTGGATATACAGCTACTATTACTAATGGGGCAGTTTTAAAGATTGAAGGAACGTCGGGACCAGGTGCTACTAAAGGTGGTAATGCAGGTGGTGGAACAAATTTAGCACAGTCCAAAGGTATACAAACTAACACTGATAATAAAACGGTAACTGCAACAGGAATGGAATTTAATATACTACCAGTTGCTCAATATAATGAAAATAAAACGGCTCAGATAATGATAACAGGAAATGAAACTGGTGGATTTATCATGGTAACCATTACAGTAAATAAACAAACAGTAAATGTTCCAACTGTTTAATAAAAATTTAATAAATAAGGAAATATAGAATGGCAACATTTACACAGTTTGGCACAGGAGATATCCAAACCAACTTAACAGCTCAAAAGGTTACTAGTGGATTATGGACCAATGGTGGTACATTAAATGGAACTAGCGGATTGGGATTCTTTACTTCATCTACTCAAGGAAGTACATCAGAATCTTTTTATCATATTTATGATTATAATCCAACAAACACTAATGCACAGATACAATTCGATATTGCCTATGGTCATTATGCTGGAAGTGGTTCAACTAAAGAATCGGGAGCTTCTGCAGGATTAACTCCAACAAGAGCAGTTTATTCTCAATGGAGAAATCTATTATTAGAATCTACCGTAAATAAGTTTACTGTTAATAGTGTAGAAAGTGATGATATATATGTTCTTAATGTTGCCCGAAATAGATATAAGCAAAAATTAAATGCTGATGGTTTTGAATTACACATAAGTGGAGCTCAGAATCCATTAAAACTAAAAGCCGATACTTCTGTAACAGCTGTCCAAGTAAATGGATTAGATACCTATAAGATTGTAAGTGGAACAATTGCAACTGGAAAAGTTGGAGCGATAGAATATGGTGTTATGTACCCCGAAGAAGGTGTTGTTATATTAGGCCCAACACAATTAGATGCTTCTGCTTCATTAGCTACTGCAAGAACGAGTGAAGTAAATACCTATAATGCAGCTAAGCTTTTTACTCATATGAGTGCCAGTAATCATTTTGCCGGAAAAAGTGAAGAATTATTGAAAAGTACTTATTACTTTATTCGAGTAAAGAATGGTGAATATAATTTTACAGCTAATCCTACTTTTATTTCTGGATCAGCAACGGATGGTATTTTCAGATGGCAATCAATGATTGGTGATCCTCAAGTCTATATAACTACTGTTGGATTATATAATAGCAATAACGAACTATTAGCAGTTGCAAAATTAAGTAAGCCTCTTTTAAAGAATTACAGTAAAGAAATTTTAATTAGGGCAAAATTAGATTATTAAAGATAAAAAAATATTCTTATGTCATTAGCTTTTAAAGAAATATTTAAAGAAGACATAAGCATAACCCCCTATATTGCTCATAAAACTTGGAATGTTACGGATGAGACTACTGGTAGTTATGGTATAAAAGAGTACACGGCTATTAGTTCTTCTTATACCCGTAAATATCAGATCCTATTACCACCAGGAGCACCAGGAAAATTTGATACTTTTAATGCACCAGTTTCAACTGGTAGTTCCGGATTTGGATCTTCAAATTATGGTTATGAATTAGACGGATTAAGTCATGGAGTTCATAATGCTATGATTTGGCGATCATTAGATGTTTTATATTATAGACCCAACAGATATAATTATATAAATATGGGTCAGCCAGTCGGCAATTATATACCAAACACGGTAACCAAACTAGATGCAACAGCTTCTGTATTATCTATACCAGAACAGATCTGTGGTGATGGCATTAATCCCAAAAGTATATCTATAACATCTACTGGTATAGCAGGAACAATAACAGATAATGGTTCAGGATATCTAATAAGTGGATCAAAGAATATAGGTGATGTTTTTTATGCAGATGGTTTAATGGTAGTTACTGATACAGGGTCTGCATTTAAAACAATCTTTAATAATTTCCAACTTACTTTCCAAGGAACTCATAAAATAATTGAAAATGAATATCGGTGTATTATTACGGAAAGAGATTTTATGGTACCCACGAATCCAACAGCTATGAGTGGAAGTGGTTTGGATATAAATTCATTAAACTTTCCTACTGGTTCTGGGATATTAGCAGGCTTTGTTTCTTCATCTGATTTTGCGCCATATATTACAACAATAGGATTATATAATGATCAGGGAGAATTATTAGTAGTTGGTAAGCCTGGTCAGCCAATTCAGAATTCTCAATATTATGATTTGGAATTTGTATTAAGATTTGACACATAAAATGGAAAGTCATTGGTTTTATAAGGGTGAGATTTTAAACGATCCTCCTGAGAATATACACGGTTTTGTTTATATTATACTCAATAAAATAAACGATAAAAAATATATTGGTCGGAAATACTTTAATAGTATTCGTCGGGTTAAAAGAAAGGGAACCAATCGTAGGAAAGTTACCCGGAAAGAATCGGATTGGAAACAGTATGTTGGAAGCTCAAAGAATCTAATTTTGGATATTAATGAATATGGAAAAGATAATTTTTCATTTCATATAATAGCATTAGGAGAAACTAAAGGACAGGTTAATTATCTAGAAGAAAATCTTCAACATAAATTTGATGTACTAACAGCTCACGATAAAGATGGTAAAAAAGAATTTTACAATGATAGTATTGGAAATAGAAAATTCATTTCTGTTAAAATTGATGAAAACTTTATAAAATCAATAAAACTAATTTAATTTTTTTATCTCGATTATTTTTCGTATATTACATATGATTTATGGATAATTTGAAACTTCAAAGAATATTAGAAGCTACTTTAGGTAGTGGAAATTCGTTTAGTGGAGATAATGTTGCATTTCAATGTCCATTTTGTCATCACACCAAGAAAAAACTCCAAATCAATCTAGTTTCTCATAAATGGCATTGTTGGGTTTGTGATGCAAAGGGAAGAACAATATATTCCCTAATAAAAAAATTAAATGTTAGCAGTGAAATAAAAAATTCAATATCTAAGATTGTTAAGTCTGGAAATTTTAAAGAAAGTAATGATAACACTTATGAGACACTTTCTTTACCGATTAGTTTTAAAAGATTCTGGGAAGCAAATAAAAGTGATCCAGAATATAAGAATGCTATTAGATATGTTTTATCTAGAAGATTGACCATTTTAGATTTATTGAAATATGATATTGGATTTTGCACGGAGGGCTTATATTCGGGAATGATAGTGATTCCAAGCTATGATGATGATGGTATTTTAAATTTCTATACAGCTAGAAGCTATTATTCAGATACATCATT